GAGGGAAAAGCTGCAATGACGGAAGACGTGCTTGCATCTGCACCGAAACAGTTCCAGGAGTTTGTAGCAGAACAGGAAGTGGCGTTCAAACCGAACCCAGGTCCGCAGATGGAGTTCTTAGCAGCACCTGAACGTGATGTTCTTTATGGTGGTGCAGCAGGTGGCGGTAAGTCTTATGCCCTACTTGCAGACGCTTTAAGGTATGCTCATAATGCAAATCATAGGGGATTGCTCCTAAGAAGGACATTGGGCGAACTAACAGAGCTGATAGACAAGAGTAGGCAATTATATAAGAAAGCTTTCCCAGAGGCTATTTTTAGAGAAAGTAAATCGACTTGGGTATTCCCTTCAGGGGCTACGATTTTATTTTCATATTTAGATAGAGATACAGATGTTACAAGATATCAAGGACAAAGTTTTAACTGGATTGCAATCGATGAAATCACGCATTACCCAACTCCTTACGTATGGGAGTACCTTCGTTCAAGACTCCGTACAACGGATCAAAGCATTGTACCGTACATGCGTTGCACAGCTAACCCAGGTGGAATGGGCGGTTGGTGGGTTAAAAAGATGTATATTGATGCTGCCGAACCAAACACGCCTTTTTGGGCTAAAGATGTTGAACAAGGTACTATCCTCAGATACGGAGCCTCAGCCCAAGAAAAAGCAGGAAAGCCCCTCTTCCAAAGAAGATTCATCCCTGCAAGACTAACGGATAACCCTTACCTTATAGCTTCAGGGGAATATGAGGCTATGTTGTACTCTCTACCAGAAGTGGAGAGGAGAAGACTACTAGAAGGAGATTGGGATGTTACAGATGGTGCAGCGTTTGCTGAATTTGATCGTGCAATACATGTTGTTGATCCCTTTGAGATTCCTAGGTCTTGGGCTCGTATTAGGGCTGCAGACTATGGTTACTCTAGTCCTTCTTGTGTTTTATGGGGGGCTGTCGATTATGATGGTAATCTATGGATATATAGAGAGCTTTACGGAAAAGGTTACACAGGAGAAAGTTTAGCCGAAAGAATTGTAGAATTAGAATATGATGATCCTACTATGCAGACTGCAGTACTAGACGAATCTTGCTTTAGTAAAACAGGTCATGGTTTAAGTATAGCAGAATCAATGAATAGGCTTAACCTAAGATGGATGGCATCAAATAGAAATCGGTTAGCAGGAAAGATAGAATTGCATAAACGTTTAGGTATGAACGATATGGGAGAACCTAGACTAAGAGTATTTAATCACTGTAGTCAGTTGATAAGAACACTACCTACATTACCTCTAAGTAAGACAAACCCAGAGGATGTAGATACAAGAGCAGAGGATCATGCTTACGATGCTTTAAGATATATGTGCATGACTAGGTTGGTAAATAGTCCTTACTACCATCCTAGGTTTAGAAAACCTAAAGAATACGATAGGTACGAAGTACAGGACCCAGTATTCGGATACTAATTTAATAACCAACCAAGGAGAAGAAAAATGCCACTAACAGGTAAATACAAACAAGGCGATCTCGGCATGGAAAACGAAGCACAACTATCCAGAGAAAAAATGGAAAGTTGGGTTAACACAAAGTATTCCCATGCACAAGAATCCTCTGTTAACGAAAAAAGCCTTTCAGGCAAGAATCAAATAGATTCTGGCTTTAATGCTTTAGCAGACAAAAAAGACTACTAAAATGGCTGAGATAGGTGAACTAGTAGGCACTGGCGAAGAGAAGGACATTATCAGTGAAGAGATGTCTGGCTTGGCAGGCTACATACGATCAAAGTATAAACAAGCAGAAGATGGTCGTCTAGCTGACGAACAACGTTGGCTACGTGCTTACAAAAACTATAGAGGTACTTCAGAAGATAGTGAAGACTATAGAAAATCAGAACGTTCTAAAGTTACTGTTAAAATAACTAAAGTAAAAGTGCTTGCTGCTTTTGGGCAGCTAGTAGATATACTTTTTTCTAATGGTAAAGTTCCGATTTCTGTAGAACCTACTCCTGTACCTGAAGGTATAGAAGAGTTTGTTCATCTTGAAACACCAGCAGATCAACAACAAGAAGTAGACCCTTATGGGTACGAAGGAGATGGTAGAGAATTACCTGCAGGAGCCTTAAAAGCTACAGACCCTGTACAAGAAGAATTAAACTTAGGTCCATATGAAAAAGATATGGCTCAAGCTAATCTTGTTGCAGGACCATCTAATATGGGAGAACCTCAACTATCTCCTGCTAAGGAAGCAGCTCGTAAAATGGAAGAGTTAATCCATGACCAACTACTAGATGCTTCAGCAGTTTCCGAACTCAGAAAAGGTATCTTTGAACAGTGTCTGTTAGGTACAGGTATTGTTAAAGGACCCTTTAATCACAATAAAGTAATACATAAATGGTCTAAAGATGACGATGGTACTAGATTTTATGACCCACAAGACAAGTTAGTACCTAGATTAAATGCTGTTTCATGTTGGGATTTATACCCTGACCCTTCTGCTGTAAGCCTAGAAGACGCAGAATATGTAGTAGAACGACACAGAATGAACAGATCACAGCTACGTAGTCTTGTTAATAGACCTTTTTTTGATAAGGATGCTATAGAAGAGTCTTTATTTATGGGTACACAGTATGAAGAAAGGTACTTTGAGCATGATTTATATGCTGATAATGACCCTACATACAGTGAAGGTCGTTACGAAGTACTAGAATATTGGGGTGTTTTGGATGCTAAAATGGCTAAAGAAATACAATTAGACATACCAGAAAAGACTTCTGACCTAGATCAAGTGCATATTAATGCTTGGATATGTGGAAATCAGATACTAAGAGTAGTGTTAAATCCCTTTGTACCAGAAAGATTACCATACCAAGTTGTACCTTACGAAAAGAACCCTTATAGATTTTTTGGTATAGGTGTGGCTGAGAATATGGAAGATGCACAGCTTCTTATGAATGGACATGTGCGTATGGCTATTGATAACTTAGCACTAGCAGGTAATTTAATTTTTGAAGTAGACGAGAACATGATGGTTCCAGGACAGTCTATGGATATATATCCTGGAAAGATATTTAGAAGACAGTCAGGTGCTCCTGGCACAGGTATTACTGGAATTAAGTTTCCAAGTACTGCTGTAGAAAATTTACAAATGTATGATAAAGCAAGACAACTTGCTGACGAAGAAACAGGTATACCAAGTATAAGTCATGGACAAACAGGCGTGACTGGTACTGGGCGTACTGCATCAGGATTATCTATGTTAATGGGTTCTGCCTCTTTAGGTATTAAGACCGTAATTAAAAACATAGATGACCACCTTCTAAGACCTTTAGGAGAAAACATGTTTATGTGGAACATGCAATTCTCTGAAGACGAAGAAGAAATAATGGGTGATTTGGAGATCAAGCCTAAAGGTACATCGTCTGTAATGCAGAAAGAAGTAAGATCGCAAAGGTTAACAATGTTACTACAAACAGTAACAAATCCTATGCTTGCTCCTTTTGTTAAGTTACCTACGTTGATTAAAGAGTTAGCTATAGCTCAGGATATGGACCCTGACGAATTAGTTAATGATGTAAACGAAGCTCAGATATTTGCTGAGATACTAAAAGGATTGAACAATGGACAAACAACTGGCGAAGCGACTCCTGCCCCTGGTGAACAACAAGCAAACATGGGAGCCCCTAGTGGAGTTCCTGCAGGAGCAAATCCTGCTGACCCAACAGGCGTTGGTGGTGGCACAGTCGGAACAGGAACTACGCCAACTCCAGGGGAAGGCGGCTTTTCTGGGAACGTTACTCCAATTACAGGACAGGGTGAGGGCGGAATCTAAGAGAGATGAACAGTAGTTTAAAAGAACAATTACTACAAGGAGTAGAAAGAGCTTCTCCAGAAGAAGAACAAGAGTTCTTTAAAACTCACCCTTATGTTGCGGAAGTTCAAGATAATAAAATATTTATTGATGAAAGTAAAGTAGCTGCAGATAGAGTAGAAGACTTATATAGTATGGAATCTATTCATGCCTTAAAAAACATTAATCCTGAAGTATATAATAAATTATATGAAGCTGCTCAAAAAGACCCCCAAGTTATGCAGTGGAAAAAAGAGTCTTACCAACATAGTGTAGAAAAGCTAGGTGAAAAAAGAAATATAGAAGATTGGTGGAATACTTCTCGATTTGATCAAGTAATAATGGGTTATGTTTATCCTGAGTTTAAAGGATGGGATGTAAATAAATTACCTTATGGTACTACTTTTAGAAATGAAATGGATAATTTTAAAAAAGAATATAACAAAGCAGAGGGTGGTTTTATACAAGATAATCAAACACAACTAGATGATGGTAGCTTCTTAGATATGGGAGGACCAACACCTCTTGAAAGAAGAACAGAAGAAGTTTTTGGTTTAACTCCAAACATAGATAGACCTAGTTTTGTACCACTACCTATGAAGCAAGCGGATGGTACTAGAAAATTAACGGCTCCAGTTGCGCTCTATGAACCTTTAAAGTTTATTACATCAGCACTACACGTTATGAAAGGTGGTGGTGTTACAGAAGAAGAAATAATAAATTTTGGACTTACTTTTACAGGAGCAGGTGTTGCTTCTAGAGTAACTAAAAGCAGTGTATCAGCCATAGATGATATAGTTAGAACTAAAAAAGGTGAAAAAGCAAACACAGAAGATTTAGCTAAATTTAAAGACGAAGTTTATCATTCTGATGCTGGAATTTTACCTTATACAACACCTACTGATTTTAGCCGCCCTATAAAATATGATCCTTACAACTCTACTGATGAAGCTTTAAAAATAAGACATGATCAACTAAAGTATAACAATTTTGTCACTCCATTTATAGGGCGAACTACCAAAAAAGGCAACTTATCTGGTGAATACCCTGTAAATGTTGGTACAAGGGGAGTTGCAGACTTTTATGATAGGGGTAATCCTCTTAGTACTATGGGAGGTCATTTTAATATATCTTCTGATTTTAGTTATCTATACCAAGGTAAAGTAAGTGAAGAAGTATTAAATAGATTATTTGATTTTAGAATACCTAAACATCAAAGAAAACTAAAAACAGCTTTAAATAGTAAAAAAGATATGTTTCCTTTTAGTTATAATCAAATAAAAGGAAAAGTCACGTATAGAAACGCAGACGAACTTATAAATTCTCCAGACTTTAAAAAAGGGCACTGGGAATTAATAGAAGACCCTAGAGTAGTTGAAGCTTTACGACAAAATGATTATTCTGGTAGTATAGTAACAGAAACGTATTCTATAAATGGTGCACCAAAAAGGCTTAGCCAGCTTCATCTGTATGAAGGTGATTCTGTAACAGATTTAAGATTAATACAAGATACTTTGCCAAATATGGTAGAACGTATGAGGCATCTTAAAAAAAACCAAAGCATGTGGAAGAGGGCTGCAGACGAAAACCCTACCGAAAATAATGAAACTCAATTAAGAAAAATAAATCAAGCTATTGCTTTTGTAGAAACTTTAATAGTAAAGAAAACTGGTAAACGTTCAGATGACGTTTCAGAATCTATTGCTTATAAAAACTTACAACTAAGAAAGAAAAAGCTAGAAGATACATTAGAGTCTGGAAAAATTGTTGATATAAATTCAAAAGCTAAACTAGAAGAGTTAGAGCAGGGAATAAAATCTATTAGTACAAAAACAGACGATTTTGTTAAAGTAAACAAAGGAATAGATAGATACCAAGCAGGCTTAGACGCAGGTAAATTGCCAGAAGGTGATCCTAGGTTAGGAGAAGGTAATGTTAGAAATTTATTTCCTAGAAAAATAGATGAGGTAGATGAATAATGGAAGAAGAAGAAGAAGGTTTTGTAGGAATACCCCCAGGAGCTGATCTTGATCCTACTATACCAGATGATGTACCAGAAGGAACAGGAACAACTGGAGCTGAAATAACTTTTGAAGAACCTCAAGTTACTACTCCAGAAGGCGATCAAGGTATGATTACATCTACTGACTCTGGAGTTCGTGGAGTTGAAGTGCCTTCTGATATAGATACGTCTGAAGGTTTTTATTCTGTGAACCCTTCACCAGACGAAACTGCTGCAGAGTTTGCTGAAAGAAATCCTTTACCTACCTTAGAAGAACAATTTCCTGATCCTGAACCAGTAGACCCTAACGCATATAAACCTGAAGAAGGTTATGTAAGTCCTAGAATAACCACTACTGTAGAAGATATTGCAGGGTATAGCCCAGAAGGTAGTGGAGATATGGGGGATACTACTGATCCTTTAGTAGACCAACTTACTGATAACGCAGGTACAGGACCTTCTTCTGATGATATTGCTTACACCGACCCTGGTGTTGTTTCTGCTGTTGAGACAATAGAAAATGTTATAACAGGATCAACTGCTGCAGATATGGTTAAAGATGCTGTAGATGGTGCAACAACAACCATACCTGCAGGCTGGACTTTAGCAGGATATGCAGAGTATATAGCTGCTGCAAACCCTATATATTACGGAGATGGTAGCCCACAGATAGGTCTTGATGGTACTTTTGGTCTTACTAATGAAGATGGCACTCCAAATTTTGAATCTGAAATATTTACTACTAGTGTACCAAATTTATCTTTTGTAGATGCTAAAACAGGAGAAGTTTTTACTTATGAAGATAGGGCTCCTAATGAAGACGATTTAGCTTTTGATAAGTACCTTATGACAAAAGAAGAAGCTGTAAGTCAAGCAGAGCTATTTAATAATTGGGATGAAATACGAGCTAATAAAACTTTTGAATTTACTACTACAAAAGAAAATTTAAGTTTAGATCAAATATCTAAAAAAACTGGGATAAGTAAAGAAATTATTGTTGCAAGAAATGAAGCACTATTTAAAGATAAGTATGGTGTAACTACTGATAATGTTAATAACTTAGGTTCTTTAGAACTAGATGAAAATGAAATTTTAACATTACCTGAAAGGTCAAAAAGAAGTGCTTTTAAACAAAGCCTAGATAGTATGGGCGAATGGTTTACTGAAATAAAAAACACACAGCTAGGAAGCCTGCCTGGAGAAACAAGAATAACTTTAGGAAATATTGCGGATGATATGTTTGCAGGATTAGCTGCAGGTTTCTTAACACCTGATGGTAAGTTCGATGCTGAAAAATTTGCAATAGCAGGAGCAGGTAGTTTTGCTAAAACTAATGTAGTAGATGCTTTTTCTAATAGAGCTGTTATAGAAACTTTAGCAAGTGGGGGAGTATCAGTAGCAGATATTGCTAGTAAGATTAGTGTAAACATAACAGACCTAGCTGCAGATCAAGCTATAGATGCAATTATGATGTCTGAAAATTATGATTTGCTATCTAATGATGCTAAAGATTTAGTTCAAGGTGCAAACTCAGCTTCTAAACATATGAAAGCTATAGGGGGTGCAGCAGCTAGTGCTATTACTACACTTGCTTTAGGGGGCGATGCAGAAGAAGCTCTTAAAGCTGGAGCCCTTACAGCAGGAGGAGTTTACGGTGCAGAATTTTTAGTTAAAGATGCAGGTATACCACCAGGTCCTGCAGGAGCTATAATAGGTGCAACACTAGCTCTTATTCAGGGTGGTGGTGCAGAAGAAGTTGGTAAAAGTGCTGCTTACGGTTACATGTTAGCTAACCCTGCTACAGCTCCTTTTGCATATGCTCTTATGGCACTAGAGTTTGTACTAGGTATGAAAAAACCATCAAACAAAACAGCATACTATACATTTGATTTTGACGATTTTGAAGGATTATCTTTTTCTCAAGGAGACTACGACCCAGATAAAGCTAATGAAAGTAATGTAGCGTTTATTAAGGGTGTTGGAGAACCTATAATTCCTATAATAAAAGGTTTAGAAGAAACTAGTGGCATGAATCTTATAGGAGATTTACAATTTCATTATGGTGGTAGAGATGGGCTATACTACACTATAGGTAGTAAAGATATACAAGGAACACCAGAAGAAATGTTTTTAGACAGATTAGATTATAGTCGTGCTGAAGGTGATATATCTACTGCAGATGGTGGTAGTGTCTATAGAAGTAAAAAGTTTATGGCAGATAAAGCTGGTATTTCTCAAATGTATAAAGAACTTTTAGGAGAATTATCTTACATAGTAAAAAACAAAATAACAGATATGTCTGGTTATACAGGTAAAAAATTAAGTTTAGAAGAAACTAAAGAACTTTTAGCTAACACCACTAGTGCAGGAATACCTATGGGAATTAAGAAAGGCGGAAAAATTCTTGACAAAACCTCAAAAGTGTTGTATAATAGTAACCAAGCAGATAATTACGGTTTTGTAAACAAAAAAGGTAAAGCTCCACCTTCAATGAGAGCAGATGACGTTCCAATGAATTTAAATGAGGGAGACTTTGTACTTTCTCAACCTGCTGTAAACCTTTATGGCAAGGATACAATAGAAAGAATGGTAAAAAGGGCTTCTAAAGAAGCAGGTACTAACCTTAAATCTGGTGGTAAAGTACCAGTAAATGTACACAACGGTGAATACATTATACCAAAGAATTTAACGAAATATATAGGCTCCAATGTTCTAGAAAATATGAACAACAGGGGTCTTATGTCAGTTGGTGATAAGACCAACACTTAACCGATAGCTACTTGCGAAAGCAACCCTATCACTTTAATAACTAATATGGGCTACCTGCAGCAAACAGCCCCCATTGAGGTACAGATGAACGAAGAAAACCAAAAGGAAGAACAAGAACTAGAATCAGCTCCATATAAAGGAGCTTACAGAAACGAACTAGAAGACGAACCCATAGTGGACACCGAAGAAGAGGATACTCAGCAAGAGGCTACTCCACAGGCAAAGACAGACAGTTTTGTAGAGAAGACCGAATCAGCAGAACCTGAACATGACTATAAAAAAAGGTATGATGATTTAAAAAGGCACTATGACGCTAAGATTGAAGAATTTAAAGGTAAAGAAACAGAACTTTTAACTTTAGCAAAACAAGCATCAGGTGGTGGAGTTAATTATAAACCACCTAAAACCCCTGAAGAACTAGAAAAGTTTAAAGAGGAATATCCTGATGTCTATAACGTTATAGAAACCGTGGCTTATTCTCAAGCTGACAATAAGACTAAGAATCTACAGTCAGAAGTTGAAGAACTTAAGAAAGAAAGAGTACAGTTAACTAAACAGAAAGCTGAACAAGAACTTTTAAGAGCACACCCAGACTTTATGACTATTAAATCAGATGAAGAGTTTATTAGTTGGCTAGAAGAACAACCACCATCCATTGCAGACGGAGTTCTTAAAAACAACACCGATGCAAAATGGGCTTCTAGGGTACTAGACTTGTATAAAGCCGATAAAGGTATAAAACGTACATCAAAACAGAAAGACACTTCTGCAGCTAACTATGTTCCTACTAAAAAGAAAGCGGAACCTAGTAAAGGCAAAAAAGAATGGTCATCTGAGGAAATAAGACGGATGAAACCTCACGAATTTGAAAAGTACGAAAAAGAAATTGACTTAGCAAGAAGAGAGGGCAGAATCCGTTAGTTTATTAACTTTTAACTAACAAGGATAATACTATGGCTATATCAAGCTCCGCAGGTTATACAAATCTGCCTTCAGGTAATTTTTTACCTGAGATTTACAGTCAAAAAGTTCTTAAATTCTTCCGTAAAGCTTCAGTTGTTGAGGATATTACCAACACTGACTATACAGGAGAAATTGAAAACTTTGGTGATACTGTAAGAATAATAAAAGAACCAACAATCACTGTCCAATCATATGCTAGAGGTGCTTCTGTTAATACACAAGACCTAGCCGATGATGAAATTCAATTAACTATCGACAAAGCTAACGCATTTGCTTTTAAAGTAGACGATATTGAAGAAAGACAGGGACATGTTAATTTTGAAACACTAGCAACGTCAGCAGGTGCATATGCACTTAAAGACAGCTATGATTCAGATGTTCTTTCTGACATCGCTTCAGCAGTTACTTCAGGTAACACTTACGGTGCAGACCATGCAACAAACTCAATCGACACAGGTTTCGGAACAGATGAAATCGACCCTGTTAACGTACTTGCTCGTCTAGGAAGACTTCTAGATGACGGAAACGTTCCAACAGACAATCGTTGGGCTGTTGCTTCACCTAGATTCTTTGAAGAATTACAACAAACTAGTTCAAAATTACTTGACGCTAACTTCTTAAACGAAGCTAACTCACAGTTAAGAAATGGTTTAGTAGTTCCTCAGCTAGTAAATGGCTTTAGACTTTATAAGTCTAACAATATGCCTGCTGCTAGTACTTCTGACGTTTACCAAGTCTTAGCAGGACATCAAGGCAGTACATCTACTGCTTCACAGATTGCTAAAACTGAAGTTGTTAGAGACACAGAATCTTTCGCTGACATTGTTCGAGGCTTACATGTTTATGGTAGGAAAGTACTACGTACTGAATCCATAGCTAAAGCTTTCGTTAAATTAGATTAAGGGGAGAATAACTAATGGCTACTTTAACTAAAACAGGCGGCACAGGCACTACTGGACATGTTTCTGGTAATGGTGTTGCTAAAACTTATGTACAATCAACCGTTATTGATGGAACATCAACTTCTTTAACAAGTGGTGACGTTTATCAAGCGATTAATCTTCCTGCTAACTCTATAGTAATGAGTGCAGGTATTGATGTTATTACCGCAGGTACTGGTACAGGTACTTTAGCACTAGGAGACGGTACAGTAACTTATGTTGCTGCTGCTACTCAAAGTGCAGGTCAAATGACTTCAGGCGATGCTCTCGCTGAACTCGCTGTTACTTATGCTGCAGCAGATACACTAGATGTAACTGTTGCTACTGCAGATGTTAACTCTAAAGTCCGAGTATGGGCTCTTATTGCTGACATTGACGGAATAGGTGATACCGAAGCAGGCGATACTTTTGCTTAATGACTAACTAAGGTGGGGGGTTAATTCTCCCCACTTTTTACAAGGAAAGAACATGAAAAACTTATTAGTAATACTTTTTGTAGGTTTTGGATTAATAGGTTGTGCTGCAAGTGCAATTAATATTTCTGCAGACATACCTAAAGAACAAGAAGTAATAATTTCAATAGAAACTAAAAAAACTAACGATTAATTATGACACAAGAAATAAGTAGAGAACTGTTACATTTACTCCTATGTATAGCAACTGTGTTTTGTTTATACCTAGGTCTTTCTTCTTTTATGCTGAAAGAATTTGCAACATTCTTATACTTATTACCTGCCAATGGTGCGGCAGCTTGGTGGTTATATAGAAAGCTCAATGGTTGATTCAACATTTATATCAGCAGGAGCTGCACCATCAAACACAGACAGGACAGACATCTACGAATGTCCTAGTAATTTTAAAGGGATTGTAAAGTTTATAAACGTAGCAAACGTAAACTCAGGTAACAAAACAGCTAAGATAGAGTACTACGATTCATCTGCTACTACATATTATGCCTTATCAGGTGCAACATCTATAGCAGGAGAAGGCTACATAAACTGGACAGATATAAATTTAGTATTAGAAGCAGGGGATAAAGTAACAATAACTGCAGGAACAGCAAGTACAGTACATGCCACAGTAGGCGTAGAACTAATTTATAATCCACTAACAACGTAGGTAGAACATGGCAACATTTATTACATTGGTTAACAAAGTATTAGTAGAGTTAAACGAACCTGAGCTATCTACTTCAGCAGACTTAACCTCGGCAGCAGCCACAGTAGGCATACAATCTAC